TGGGTTTATCCAGGTCTTTGCAAATAGTGTTTCGCGGTGTAGATGGAAAACCTTGGGGTTTGAACTCTATCACCTACAAATTTAACCCAAGAAAGGTGCGTGCATAATGGCAACCGCAGCAGTCTCTAATGTTTTTACTAATGGATCTAATGCTGATGCCGTTCAGGTAAACTCAAATTTTACTTCATTGGTTAACTTTCTTAATACCGACGTTATAACCAGAGACGCAACTGTCGCGTTTACTGTTATCCCTTCGGGACCAGCGACCAACCCTACTTTGGATAATCAATTTACACGCAAATATTATGTTGACAATCTACAACCCGCAGGCGTTATCTCTGCGTATGGTGGCGCCACGGCGCCAACTGGATATATTGTTTGTGATGGTACCGCTATTTCTAGAACAAACCCTCTGTATGTTCGTTTATTTGCAGCCATCGCTACACGCTATGGCGTTGGCGATGGTTCTACAACATTCAATCTTCCCGACCTTGTTGGCAAGTTCCCTTACGGTCATGCCGCTAGTGCTATTGTTGCTACAGCAGGTGCGGCGACAGTCACGTTGACTACAGCAAACCTTGCGGTTCACGTTCACAACATTTCTGCGTATACTCACACGGCTCCTACGGTTACACAGCCTGTTCTTAGTAATCATGCAGACCACGGTCATGCACTTTACCTTGTTGCTACAAGTGCTGCTGGTTCACACAGTCACACATATGATTCAACAAGTGTTCTTCGAGGGACTGGTTCTAGTGCTACCTTTACTTCTATTGGTGGGGGTACGGAAACTACCAGCACTGCTGCTGCCCACACCCACACCGTGACGGGTAACTCATTAGACGCATCATTGTCTGCCCACTCATTTTCTACCAACGTAGGTGTCGCCGCAACTGCGAACCATTTGGCTAAGGATACTGATCCTACAGGTTCTGCCACACCGTTCAGTATTCTCCCATCCTACCAGTCTGTATTGTACATCATCAAATTATGACAGTTTGGACCGCGCCTAGCATTGCGTCCCTCAAGGGCGACAATACTTTACCTCTGCAAAAGATTTTTAAATCTTTGTCAGAGGAACTTGGACGTAACAGTGTAACTTTGGATAATAATTTAAGTTTAAAGGCTAATATTGATTCACCAATTTTTACTGGTACTCCGACATTGCCAACTAACACAATTGCTACAACTCAAAGTACACCCAACAACACTAACGCAATTGCAACAACCGAATTTGTAAACACTTCACTTGTTAACTTCAACTCCACTTTGTCATGGATTTCGTTTACTCCCTCAATTACAAATATCACTGTCAACAACGGAACGCTACAGGGTCAATATCAAGAAGTGGGAAACACCCTATTTTTTAGAGTCAGGTTTACTTTTGGAACTACCTCGGCAATTACTGGATCGCCTGTTTTAACTTTACCAAACTCTCGCATTATGGCAGGTTCGCCTACACCAATCCGAATAAATGCTGTAGCAACTTTTTTTGATGCAAGTACTATCAATGTTTATAACGGAATGGTTTTGTACTCAAGCACCACAACAGTTACACCGTATCCACAATTCATTACGGGAGGCACTTATCTTGCCTCCAATGCTTTAACTGCAGTAAGTCCAACCGTTCCGATGACTTGGACAGGCGTCGCGTCATCGGGGCTACAAGATGCTTTAGAAATAATTGGCAATGTTCAATTTACGCCACAAAACGTTATTTACAATAGCCCGACAACGATCTATGACAGTACTCCTGTTACGTATAACGGATAGGAATAGAAGATGCCATCTACCTTCCCAACAACTATAGACAACTTCTCCGATCCTCTTGCGGGCGATTTGCTTTCAACGGGTCACGCATCTCAACATAAAAATGTCAATGATGCTGTCGAGGCGATAGAAGCACAAATAGGAACTACAGCCGTACCTGTTTTGGCAAAATTGGCAAACCCAACTTTTACTGGAGTACCTAGGGCGCCTACCGCAATATACGGGACAAACACAACGCAGATTGCGACAACAGCGTTTGTCGTCGCAAACCAATACTCTGGTCCTCAAGGCGCTACTGGCTCGCAAGGGGCTACTGGCTCACAAGGTTCTCAAGGTGTTACTGGTTCGCAGGGAACGACAGGTTCGCAAGGACCAGTCGGTGCTCAAGGTACGCAAGGTGTTGTTGGCGCGCAAGGCGTAACTGGCGCGCAGGGACCAACGGGTTCACAAGGTCCTACTGGCGTCCAAGGCTCTGTCGGTCCACAAGGAACTACTGGTGCTCAAGGTGTTACAGGATCACAAGGTCCGACAGGTGTTCAAGGTGCGACAGGTGTTCAAGGTGCGACTGGCGCACAGGGAACGCAAGGTCCGCAGGGCTCACAAGGATCAGTTGGTGTTCAAGGTAGCCAAGGAGTTACGGGTTCACAAGGAGTTCAAGGTTCGCAGGGCTCACAAGGTGTGGTCGGTAGTCAAGGTAGCCAAGGAGTTACAGGATCGGCGGCAACTGTTACGGTCGGTACAGTTACGGCAGGAACTGCTGCAGTAACAAATAGTGGTTCATCTAGTGCAGCAGTTTTAGACTTTGTATTACAAACTGGCGCGACTGGTGCGATTGGTCCTCAGGGTGCTCCTGGTTCGGGAATTGGCGATGCTTTAGTTGCTAACCCATTGTCACAATTTGCGTCAACAACGTCGTTGCAATTAAAGAATACTATTTTTGATGAGACAGGTTCAGGCGCGTTAGTGTTTGCATTATCACCTGCTTTAACAACTCCAACAGGAATTGTTAAAGCCGATGTTGGTCTTAGCAACGTAGATGATACTTCGGATCTAAATAAACCTATTTCTACAGCAACACAATCAGCATTAAACTTAAAAGCAACGACAGGCAAGGCTATCGCAATGGCGATAGTTTTCGGTTCATAGGGAGAAATCATGGCAGCACCAAACATAGTTAGCGTAGCAACAATTACGGGCAAAACTGCCGTTCTTCCTGTTCCTGCAACAGCCACAATGATTGTACAAAACACTGCGGCGTCAGGAAAAGTTTTTAAAATCAACGCCTTGTATATTTCCAATATTGACGGAACAAACAACGCCGATATTACTGTTGACATATTTCGTTCATCTGTTGCTTATCGTATTGCATTTACTATTGCTGTTCCCGCAGATGCTTCACTAGATGTACTTTCCAAATCTATCTATTTGGAGGAAGGCGACCAACTTCGTCTGACAGCAAGCACCGCCTTGCGATTAGAAGCAGTATGTAGTTATGAGGAGATTAGTTGATGCGCAAAAACGGTAGCAGAATTGGACCAAGAAACTTACCGAGCCTTTCAGTTGCTTCTGGTATTTGGTCTATTTCTGATGCCCAAATTTACAAAGGCGCTTCTCTTTGGCCCGTTGTATTAGCCGCTCCCGCTTTCACTCTCACAAGTTCCTCTGAATCAAGAACCCAAAATACTGTCATGACAGGATTTACTGTTGTGAGTACGGGCGGTGCTATTGCGTCGTTTGGTATTTCTCCAGCAGCACCTGCTGGAACTACTTTCAACACTTCAACAGGTGCTTTGACAGGCACCCCGTCTGTGATTGCGGGAGCAACTGTTTTTACAATTACTGGTACGAATGCGAATGGTTCTGCCACTCGCACGTTTACTTTGACAGTAACAATACCTGTTCCTGCTTTTACTCTTACAAGTTCCTCTGAATCAAGAGTAGTAAATACTGTTATGACAGGGTTTACTGTTTCAAGCACTGGTGGTGCTATTGCGTCTTTTGGTATTTCTCCAGCAGCACCTGCTGGAACTACTTTCAACACTTCAACAGGTGCTTTCTCGGGAACACCATCAGTTGTAGCAGGATCAACAGCGTTTACAATTACTGGTACGAATGCGAGTGGTTCTGCCACTCGGACGTTTACTTTGACAGTGACGACATCAGTGCTCACTATTTCATCGCTTCAATATCTTGTTGTTGCTGGTGGCGGTGGCGGAGGCGGTAACCGTGGTGGCGGTGGCGGTGCTGGTGGTTTTAAAACTGCTAGCGGTTTCTCTGTTAGCGGTACGGCGACAGTCATTGTTGGTGGTGGTGGTA